GTTCTTTGGCTTCAAGGTAGGAACATTCACCTTTGGTTCGACATAGGTGAAGTATTTCTCTATGGTAGGCATCACCGCCTTTTGTTTCCACAAGAAGTTTCAGTTCTTCGGATGAACCATAGTATTTCATCCAATCTGACTGCACTTTCTTGGTTCGTCTGCGGGTCTTACCTTTTAGGGGTGGGAGTTTGCGAGTAGACCAGAAGAACTTCTTACCAACGTACTTCTTGCCTGTCTCTTTTTCTGTAATGAGATAGACGAACCCAACCCACTGGCTGAGTTCGTCTTCACTTGGTTCAAATACTTTTTCTTTTAGGTACCACATTAAGTCTACACTTTTGACATGTTTACATGTATATAGTGTGTACTTAATCTACGAAATCATCAACCTCTTCGGGTTCACAGTCTTCCCCACACATAGGACAGTGTTGGGGAACTTCATCTTCTGATTCATACTTAACACGAACTTGACTAGTTATAGTGCAAATAGGGCATTCGATTTCGTAGACAATCACGCAGCGCATCCTTTTATTCCGTCAATACCACAAATAGTTTCTTCGGCATCGTCCCACCCGAAGTCACCTTCCATTCCGTTTACTGAGTATTCGGTCACACGCTTCTCAAAGAAGTTGTCGTGTGATGCACCATTCAGTACCCAATCCAACCAATCTAACGGATTGTCCTTGACACCAAACTTAGGTTTCAAACCAAGTTGTAGTAATCGACGGTCAGCGATATGACGGATGTACTGTTTGACTTCTTCTTTTGACATACCCGAAACCATTGCGTCTTTGGTGTCTTTGACAGAATCGTACGCAAGGTCAATGAACTTGTCTTCTAGACGGACAGCAGTCTTCGCCATCTCATATAATTTAGACTTCAATTCGTCGTTGACGATACGAGGATGTTCATCACAGAACTCACGGAATAGTTTTGCGTTACCTTCCACGTGCATAGATTCATCACGGATAGACCACTCAACAATTGTACCCATTCCTTTCATCTTACCGAAACGTTGGAAGTTCAACAACATTACGAATGAACTGAACAGTGACATACCTTCGTTAAACACAGACTGTGCAAGCGCAAGTGCAAGTCCGGTATGTGTGTTGATGTTACCTTCCTTCATGAACTCAACTTTGTCTGCCATCGCCTTGTACTCAAGGAACTTATGGAAGTCTTCGTCTGGTAGACCAAGAGTATCGTTCAGTAGTGCATATGCACGTTGATGGATTGCCTCACGTGAAGCAAATGATGACAACATGTTACGAACTTCGTTGTTCTTGAATTTAGGAATCAACAGTTCATGGTAGTTCTCACCAACCTGTACATCTGACTGAGTGAACAAACGTAGGATGTGAGTAATGAACTCTTTCTCACCATCAGTTAGTTTAGTTTTCCAGTCTTGCACATCTTCGGATAATTCCGCTTCGTCTTCTACCCAGTGAATCTCTTCGTGTTTCTTTGCTAAGTCAACCGCCCACGGGTACTTGAACGGTTTGTATGTTGTACTAAAATCTAGTAAGGACATTTATCTCTCCAATATTTGTTATTACCCTTCACAGGCACGACATTCGTTATCTTCTTGTTCAGGAAAATCAGCATTACCTAAGAATAACATCAACTCTTCATAACCACCGACATATTGACCTTGGACATATACTTGTGGGACAGTTTTTACTTTGCGACCTGTTACTTCTGCCGCTGATTTACCCACTTCCTTTAAGTCAATGTAGTCGAATTCAATACCACGTAATTTTAACTCATCCTTCGCCATTTGGCAATAGGGACAGTTATTAACACCGTATACAATGGTACGGTTATCATCTTGAAGTGCAACACGTTCGACCTTATCCGATACGGTCTCTGCTCGTTGTTTCGCCTCAGTACGTAGATAGTACAATCCTTTCAGTCCGTCCTTCCATGCTTTCAGGTGTACTTTGTTTACGTATGATTTTGATGCACCCGCTGGGAAGAAGACGTTCACACTTTGACCTTGACAGATAAATTCTTGACGGTCAGCGGCATGTTGTACAACCCAGTTCTGGTCTAATTCTTGTGCAGTCTTAAAGACTGACTTCTCACCTTCCGTTAGGAAAGGCAAGTGTTGTACCGAACCTTTCTTAGTGATGATAGAAGTCCAGTTAGACTCGTTATTCTCACCCTTAGATTCTAGTAGTTCTTCGAGGTACTTGTTCTTCACTAGGAAAGAACCCGCACGTGTACGGTGCGTGTAAGCATTTGCCTTCATCGGTTCAATACTAGGTGACGTAGACAGAATGATACCCGATGATGCATTAGGTGCAATCGCCATCAGGTGTGCGTTACGACGACCAGTACCTATTCCGTCTGGGTACTCACCTCTTTCTTCTGCGAGTCTTTCGGTTTCTGCGACTGCTTGCGATTTGATATGGTCAAACACAACCCGATTGATTTCACGAGCTTTGTCAGACTCCCATGCGACTCCGTGCTTTTGGAGGAGCGAGTGGAATCCCATTGCTCCAAGTCCAATGCTACGTTCACGCATGGCACTATACTTAGCTCGTGAGATTGAGTCAGGGGCGTTCTCGATAAAGTACTGCAAGACGTTATCCAACATACGGACAATATCACCAACAATGTTCGTATCTTTCCATTCATCGTAGTACTCTAGGTTCAGAGACGACAAACAACATACCGCAGTACGGTCATCCGAAGTCGGTAGGTGAATCTCGTTGCATAGGTTCGAACCCTTGATACTTAGACCCAAATCTTTTAGATTCTGGGGCAGTGCATCATTCGCAGTATCAATGAAGTTCAGATACGGTTCACCTGTACGGAAACGAACTTCAATAATACGTTCCCACAGTTTACGTGCATTAACAGTTTCTTTGACTGCGTTATCTTTAGGGTCACGCAAAGCAAACTCTTCGTTGTTCATCACAGCACGCATGAACTCATCGGTGATGTTGATTGCATTATGTAAGTTCAATGCTTTACGTTGTACATCACCTGTAGGGATACGGATATTTAGGAATTCCATGATGTCGGGATGGTGTACATCCAAGTACGCTGCGTAAGAACCCTTTCGAGTTTTACCTTGACGGTACGCAACCATATCTGCATCTACGGTGTGTAGAAACGGAATAGGGCCAGGCGCAATGTCAGAGACCGTACGTACGTCACCCCAGTGTCCACCGACACCACCACCCATGACAGACAACCAACGTAACTCAGACGAATGGTCAATCAGACCTTCCAGAGTATCAGGTACGTATGTCAGGAAACAAGAGATAGGCATACCCTTACCTTTACCGTTCGCTGACGGTGCATTAGATAGTACGGGTGATGCAAACATAAACCACTTGTTACTTACATAGTCATATAGACGTTGTGCCAACTCTTCGTCACCAGCAGACCACGCAGTGGCTGCACGTGCAAACGCTTCCTGCGGAGACTTCTCGCCTTTCTCTTGATAGAAGTCCTTCAACATACCTACTGCATAGTCTGCAAGTAGTTTATCATTTTTCCTATTAATCTTTACCATTTCTCATCTCTTCTGTATCTCCGTAATCATAAAAAGGTTCTTCTTCTACGTACTCATATTCTTCGCAGTAGAATCTTTTACCTTCTTCGAAAAATTCTAAAATCATGTTTCTAAGTCTTGCGTCTTGACTGTCTTCCGTGTATAATCCTTCCCACATAAAATGGTTCACGATTGACCCTTCTTTATAGTTCTCTACCAAGAATCTATCGGGCACGAGTTCGTCGTCTGTGTAACCGTACTTGGTAACGTAAACGATGTCCTCTAATTTTTCTTTGCTTTTGAAGTGTGACTGTATCAGGTGTGATAAGTCGCTGTCAATTTCATCTAGGTAGAGTGCGTATTTCCCATTGGGAATTTTCTCTAATATCATAATATGCCTCATAATTTTAGGTAGTATTATATATCACTTTCGAGTTCCTGTCAAGGAATTTCGGAGGAAAAAAAAGCAAAATAATGCTTGCCGAAACACTATTTTGCCTGTATAATAAAGCTACTGCTGCCGAGGGGACAATATACTTTATTTTCTTTTCTTGAGTTCCATGAAACGTTTGATGACTTTCTCTGCGTCTTTGCGTTTCTTTTTCTTGTCGTACTTCTTACGTACAATAACAGTATCAGAATCATCGCCAGCTCCAGCGACTGCGGAAGTGCCTGTCATCTCTTCTTCTACATATTTTCTGAATGGTACCATATTAACCTCTTCTTTGCAACAGTGCACATTCTATGATATCACCGTTCTGGTCATTATATTTATACTTTCCGGAAACACGATAAGGGTAGTTTTCATGTTTCTCAATGTGTTTGACTGTATCTCTAATCCAAGGTAACCATTGATGATTCAAATCATCTAATAATATCCACTTTACTCCGGAGTTTATCGATTTAAGGAAATCTTCAATAAACCCTTCCTTTGAATGGTCGCCATCAATGAATACCATGTCGTAGTTAGAGATTTCTTCTTTTGTCAAGGTCTTGGAATCCATGCACTTGAATTTGAAACGAGGAAATACTTCGCATAGTCTATCAGCGCAAGATTGTGTATACTCATGTTGACAGATATCTATTGAATGATAATCCAACTCAGGGAAAAGATTCATCCATAGGTATGCACTATGTCCCGCATTTAATCCAATCTCTAAAATAGACTCTGGGTATGCCTCATAGTAAATGTCTTTAATCGTTTCTATAGAAAGGTCTGTCAATCCAAGATGACCTTCCACAGTCTCACCATCGTAAATTTCTTCACGATACTTATCTTCAATTTGTGTCATTTTGTAATTTCAGATGTTGATACGAAAATTTCTTTTCCGCTTTTCATATGGGTTACTTGGTATATAGGTAATCCTAGAATAAACTGATTAGGATGAGACCTCTCTTCTGTGACACGAATTGTGTCACCTTTTTTGATAATTGCGTCACCTTCTTTTGTCACACTTTCATTCTTCATACGGTATACGCCAGGCGACAATTGATTGTCTTCTAACATAAACCATGAAGTGTGTTCTGCAATCATATCTAAAATGTCGATACCCGTTTTTTCGTGAATCTTCTCTAGGTTGTTGTCCGAAAGATTACCGTGTTCTTTGATAAGTGCAAGTGCAGCACCATACCGTGCAACGACTGACTGACCGCCAGGTGCTTTTGCCATGATACGTTTTAAATTGAAAACAAGTCTATGAAATGATGTGTAGTGTGAACGGTACGCTTCACGGTCATCCAAACTATTAGTGTTGAAGTCCTTTCTGCGTTTTCCGTCTTCGTCGATGATTCCCGCTTTGTATGCTTCTGTATCTGTAAACGGGGTGACTAATAACTTTAGAAACCTAACCGTATAGACCAAATCAGCGGCTGATTTTAAGAGTCCCATTTGATTTTCCTCAATTGTTCTATTACGTATTTATCCATTTCAATACCAGTAATTTCATCAGGTTTGATTGCTTTCAGGAATACAAAGAATGGTTTGAGTATACCCCACTGGTCAGGAGCAATCTTCAGTGCCAACATCTCGATTCCTTTCTCATATCCCCAACAGTTGAATATGATTATTAGGTGGTTAAGTATTAATCTTTCACTAAGTTCACCACTCTTCTGATATCGTGTGAGTAGTCTTCTGAGATACTGAAACCTTTTCAAGTCTTCAAAAAATTCATCCGAGTCTATGCACTTCGGATTGTAGTATTCCTTAGCGGCATAAAGCAAGAAAGTGTCATGCGTAAGTTTCATTCTAAACTCTCGTTATGATAATGTCAATAGTATATAGGGAAAAAAAAGGGCACTCGAAAGTGCCCTAAAATGACTTAACGTGGAGATTTATTATTATGATAATTTCGCTATCAGTGATTTCTTGCTGTTAGTGATGTTCGCAGAAATACCTTTCTCACGACACAACGCAACAAGTTCACGTTTAGTCATATCTTCAAGTGAAGTGTTGTTAGGTGCAGCTTCATTTAACATCTGCGGTACTTCTTCAACAACTTCTTCTACAGGTGCAGAATATTCATACATCTGTTCAACAACTTGAACACCGTTATACTCATCTACTTGTTCTTGAGTAAACTTACGTGCAACTAGAAGTTCACCATTCTTTACCCAACCTCTAGTAGTTGCTTCTGCGTCTTTACACCAGTTTGGAGCTTTAATCATACTTATTCCTCAACTTGTCCAGAAAGAATTCGACGGATAACTTCATACTCAGAAACGTCTTCTTTCTTTACTTCTCTTTTCTTAGGTTCTTCGACCTTTTCTAATTCGTCATGGTCTTTCTTATCTATAGTGTGTTTTGCAACAAACTCCTTAGACTTAGGTGACTGTTTGTCATCCATCTTCTCAGCGTCAGTTGCACCTTTCTTCGGGTTAACTGCTTCTTCCATTTTAGACCACAATGCATCAAACTCTTCTTTGGTAGTGACTTTCTCACCAATCTTAGAGATTTCTGCGGTCTTATCAGATGTACGTGGATTCTTATCTTTCTTCTTCTTGTCGTCTTTATCTTCTTTACCGTCACGTGCATCAATAGCATCGTCGGTTGCAGCACGTCTCTTATGCAAGTACTCATCAGAAGAATCAACATCACCATCGTTGTCGATGTCTTTGTCCTTACGGTCTTTGAACTTCTTGTCGTTCTCTTTATCGTTTACGGGGTCAAGTTCTTTCTCTTCGTGATAACCTTTGTCATCACAATGGTCACATCCTTTGCCTTCGCACTTAGGACATTCTTGTTTCTCTTTACGCATCTTAGTTCCGCATGACGCTTCTTCAAGATTTTTTTCGTTTTCGGAGACCATTGACTTATATGCCTCCGCAATTTTTTGAATAGACATAATAGTCTCCTTAACCTACTGTTATTTTAATGATTAAACCAATTACTGTTGCGGTGACCATCCACCCAACACGACTGATAATATTGACAACACGATTGTTTTCTATAACCATATCTTCAATCTTATCCAATTTCTCTGAAAACTTATTCATACGATTGTACGAATTCTGGTTTTGTTGTTCCATCGCCAGAATTTTTTCTTCTGTACGTGCAAGACTTACCATTGCTTCTGACAATCTATCAATCTTTTCTTCTATGCGGTCAAGACGTTTCTCTTGATGTGCATGTTCTTTAGAAAGTTCTGTCGGTGACATTCGATGTTCCCATAAAATTTAATTGGTTTAGAGTTATTTATAATTTATTGTTAGTTATCTACTTTAGCACCTGCACGCCATTGGTAACAAGACCAGTATCTTGCTTTCCATTTGGGGCCAGGATTTGCACAATTGTGTCTTGCTCTGAAAGATTTACGTCTCTCAGGGTCATCCCTGTTGATTCCCATATTCGGGTCACCAAACCGAACGACCACTACCTTACCCTTGTCATTCTTAACATAAACCTTGAACTTCTTATTAGGGTTCTCGGATGTACGAATAGGGTCATTGAGCGTAACCTTCTTGCCTTGGTACTCAGCCTCAGTTAGTTCCAAGTCTTCGTACAAGTCGTTACACTCGCAGTGTTCGTCAATCTGGTTATACTCAATAAAACTTTTCATTACTTTTTCATCATTCTTTGTGCAAGACCAACAAGTTGTTTCAGACTAGAACCGTCCATCTTCTTCTTGTTTGCGTCATTAACTTTGTTATAAATCTGTAAGATGAAGTTAGCAGTCTGCATATCAACACCTTTCTCGTGTTGTTTGTCCTTCACGATTCGACGTGCGATATCCATACCCGACTCTTTTGCTTCGTAAAGGTCATCATCAGGTTTAGAAACATGATGAGCAGTAAACTTTCCACGTTGTTTTTTATTGAGGTCATCTACCTTTTTCTTTGCTTTAACAATACCATAAATCTCTACAGTTTTGCCTTTGACTTTCCAAGGTTTACCGTCTTTATGAATTCGGAATGTAAGGTCTTTTCCTTCTTCAACTGATTCTGGCAAATCCCATGTAACGTATAAAGTCTTATCTTTCTTTTCGACTTTACCGCCATGCTTCTTAGCAAATGCATCTGCTTCACTTTTCTTGTTAAGAGGAAACGTTCTGCTCTGTCTACGACCAGAAGTTGCACCTCTCATTTCGGAGACCGTTTCCAAATCAACTTCTTCACCCAATGTCCAAACAACATCAGCGATTTTCTTGACAGCTGATTTGAAAGTTGGTCCACCATATTTCTTATTAGCGTAATCGAAACTAGTTTTAACTGCCTTTTTAGCACGTTCAGGATTAACACCAGTTTTAACTAGGTAATCAATAACGTCTTGCGGTTTTACTTCTTTTCGTGCTTCTTTTAGGTTTTCTTGTAGTTCGAAAAAATCTTTCATTATTTTTTCCTATGAAATGTAATAGTTGAGTTCGTAAGTATTTTTGTTAGTGTCACGATTGTATACTTGAATCGCAAGACCTTTACGAACAGGCTTACCATTCTTTGTCAACTTCAGGGTGTGGCGGGTAGTCTTACCACGTCCTGGCTTACCCTTACCTGTAGTGACTTGTTGGAACCAATCATCTTCTTCCACTTCAAAACCTTGTTTCTCAGCAGCTGCTTTTGCATGTTGAACTGCCGCAGAGTATGTGTCGAAGTAAGTATCTTTCGCTGAGTCTCTACGTGATTCTGCAACACGTTTTGCTGTTGCAGTAGCGATTGCCATCTTCTTGTCCATAGGCATATCCGGATTCTCTTTCTCCATCGCCTTTGCAATCTCTTCTCTCTTCTTCTTCTCAGCTGGGGTGAGAGTCTTCTCACGTAGTTCGTGGAAATAAATCATTATGCTAAATCCTTATCGTGATTTAATGTGCCTTTTTTCTTTTTGACGATGAACGCATTTACACGTGCCATCCCCCACTGTTGAGGTGTAGTGCCAGGTCTGTGTCCTGTCTTCCATGCCGCAACTCCACGGTTATAAACCTTTCTTAGAGTACCAACCGAAATACCAGACTTCTTCGACTTCGCAGCGAGACCATCTGGGCCTTCCTCAAGGTCAAGTGTATTATACGTCGAATAACGACCTTCGTCAAGTTCTTTTTCTTCGTAATTGATTACAGGGTTAGATGTTTTGAAACCCTTCTTACGCATAATTGTTTTGTTAACAACTTCGAACTCATCCTTCTTCTTATCATAATTGATAACAACAGGTAGGTTCAAGTCAGACTGGATATCCTTCAGTACTGCCTCTGCGTCACCGTGCTTCTTGATGCTCGCACCCTTGTTCTTTGCAATCTTCTTGAACAGACGTTGTAACTCCGGAATCT